CTATTATATCTTTTCTTTGCAGATTCAGACATTTTTCTTTTTGGCTCTTCAGAATGTATTTTTCCCTTCATTCCTATTTTACCTAAAGTTTGGTGTCTTAGAATTTGCCTACAACTTCACTGAATTGTACACCTGTAGCAACTGCTACGAAATTAAGTTGTATGAAATTGATAGATCTAGCAGGTTTAATATAGATATCTCCAACGAATTGATTGGAATCAATAATTTGTGGTGTATTATTTGTTTCGTCACAAACAACTAAGAAATCAGTAATACCACGTCTACCTTGAATTGTTCTTAGATATGGAACTACTAGATTTTTAAATTGTGCTCTTGTAAAAGCATCATTGAATTCGAATAGAGAATATTTAGCTGCTGTAGCAATTGCTTTTTCAAGAACGATAAACAATCTACGAACATTGATTCTATCAAATGCAGATGGTTTAGCTTGAAGAGTTTTATCTCCAAATAGAACAGTACCTTGTCCAGGGAATGTAACTACTGGATTAATACCATTAGGATATAGAACATCTCTTTCAGCTTTTCTTGGATTATAAGCTAGTTTTACTAGATTTTTAATCTGACCACGATTAAAACCAGCAGGAGACCACCAAGCATCATTTGTATTATCTGTTCTTACACAAAGACCAGCTACATCACCATTTAATGGTACCCAACGATATAAATCATTATATCTATCATACATATACTTGTAACCAGAATCCATTACAGCATAAGAAGTAGATCTTAATGCACCTCTCCATGCTACAAGATTGGTTGCTTCTGTTCCAAAAGCATTTAATGTAAGATTTTTATCAGGGGAAACTAGAGCCACACAATCTTTTCTGATTTCACAAATATTATCAATTATATAATTTGCTAGTTGATAATTTTGAACAGTTTTTCCATTAACAACAGTTGTACCACCAGTTGGTTTACCTTGCATAACAAGTGAGATATCAATATCTTCAGCAGATGCGAATAAATCATATGCTGAACCTAATACTGATAATGGAGCAGTAGATTCATCATATCCATCTGATCCGAGAGTCATTGTGACATTTAATGGTTCTGATGTTGTAGCAGAAGCAACATTATCTGCATTTGCAGATGCTGCATTTCCTCTATCATTAGCCCACCAAATATAAGCAGAATTTTGATTTATAACTTCTTTGTAATAATTTACAGTGTTATCAAGTGATTTTGCATCAGTAGCTCTTGATAATCCTCTATAAACTTCAAGAATGGTTCCTGGAGTACCAGTAAATAATCCACCATCATCAACAACTACTACGTGAAGTTCATCATTTGCTGATGTATTACCATTAGTTAATACATAATCTGATTGACCAGGAGCAGTATCAACTACATTGAAGAATTCCCAATATCTAGAAATGCTATTAGTTGTATAACTTGTATGTAATCTATATGGATCTTCAAAAGTAATTGTAAGAAGAGTATTATTAGTTGTAGCATTAACAACATTTTGATTTGCTACAGTAATAGATCTTACTTGCATGTATTGAAGTCCAATAGAACTATTACCAGCAAGAATTTGATCGTTTATGCTAATTTGATTTGATATTGAAGTAGCAGATGCATTAGATTCACCAGTGAATGCAGCAGTAGCTTGATTATTGCCAATAACAAATGTTAAATTAGCAGATGTAGAAATGTTTGCTTGATATGAATTAGCAGTATCACATACAGAAATTCTTAATGAATTACCCATGGCACCAGGATATTTTGCTACATAAAGAACATCAGTATCAAAAGTACCATCTTTGTTTGTATAAGCATTTTGATTTTTTACTACTTGATTAACAAGATTAGCTACTATTCCATTAGAAGCACCATCTGGATCACATGCAACTGCTGCATATGATGTTCCTGGATGACCAAAGTATAGATTTACAGCAGTATTAGAAGAAGTATTTTGTGATAATACTATAGCTGTAGAATTTACAGATGTGATAGTTATAGTATTACCAGCAGGCATTACTGTTGAATTGCCAGTTTGTGTAATGTACATTCCAGCAGATAAACCAGTTGTATTTCCTACAAATACGTTATTTGATACAGTAGAATTTGCAGCAGAAGTGAATGAAGCATAAGGAGTGTTACCAGTAGTATTTGCTCCACGTGAAACATATAATCTATTTGCGTATGAAAGAAAGTTAGCAGCAGTAAAGAATGTTTCTGCATTAAAGTTTGTAGGTTTGCCAAAACGTTGTACTAGAAGTGTTTCTGAATCAATTAAGATTCTTTCTCCAACTGGACCCCAACGAAATACACCACCTATAGCACCATCTGAAGTGGCAACTGCTGGTACAACAGTTGTCAAATCAATTTCAGTAATATTAACTCCTGGTGATAATTGAAACGCCATTTTTAATCTCCTTATTTAATAGGATGTTATATATTTTCTTTTTATTTATTAAAAATTATCTCTTAACTGCCACATCCAAGATTCAGGAGAAATTTGTTCAAAAGAATCATCAAAAAAATCTTCTCTTCCATTAAGTACAAATCCAAAGGGTGCCATATCTTGTTCTAAATCTTCTTCAGATTTTTCTCTTAAAGACATCAATGTATTAATGTTTGTATAATCTTTAAAATATTGTTGTTCTGACATCCATGCAAAAAGAACTAAACACATAACAAGATCATCATGTTTAGTTGGTTCAGCTTCGTAAGAATTTCCTTTCTTAGAAAATGTAGCAAATTCTGATATTGTATTAAAATCATTTATTATTAATTGATTTTGTTCTATTAATAATTTTAATATTGAACAACCTATAGATTTAACTACACGTGTTGTTCTAATTCCTTTATCTATTCCTTTTCCACCAAATCCTTGAGTTATTCTTTTTCCACTTCTTCCTGCATTTTCTGTAAATAATACATTTTCATATCCAAAATCATAATGTAATGAATGTGAAACTTGTTCACCGATATCATTAATTTCTACTAATACTGATGCATTATTATATCCTTTTGCAACTCTATGTATTATCTCTGCATAATCTATAGGAGTTACTGAATTATTTCTAAATACGGCAACTTGATTATATGGCATTTTAGTTACGTCTAATACTTGAAATGCTGAATAATCTAATCCTTTACCACGAGAAACGTCACATATCATTAAATATACATGACCTTTATCTGGTCTAATATATTGAGTTAATCCTTCTTTTTCTGATATAGGAGGTTGATGAACTAATTCTTTTAATTTCCATGATGCTATAAGAGTTCCTGATGACCCTAAAAATTCGCATTCATGTTCTTGTGCGAATTTTTCAATATCGAAGTTCATTGCAGCAAGAGTATCTTGCTTCCATTTTTCATTACGACCAGGAACATCACTCCAAGATACTCTTATGTGATTATAAGAATTTCTTTTCTCTATAGCATTTACCCAAATAGAATAAAAATGATTTAATCCATTTGGTGTTGATACAAGTGCTACTTTTGTATCTTGTCCTGAAGAAATTGTTGGATATACTGAAGTGAAAAAGTCTTCCCAATTTTGAATGAATGCAGCTTCGTCAATGAATAGAAGATTTATAGCATAACCACGAATTGCATCTGATGATGTTGCTGCTGCTATAACTCGTGAATTGTTTTCTAATTCTACTGAACCTTTATTCCATTCAGCAGTACCATGTTGAAGCCATTTTGGTAAGTGTTGATATGCTAACCTTATCTTTCCTAAAATTTCTCTCGCTGTATCACCCTTGTTAGCTAGTAGAGCAACAGTTTTATCTGAATTAAATATAATATACCAAAGAATAAAACCACAAGTTGTTGTAGATTTACCTGCTTGTCTTGCAGTTGTAATAATATTAAATCTATGTTCTTGAAAAGCATAGATCATTTCACGTTGATAAGGATATAATTCAAATGATATTAATCCTTTATCAACATTGATAATTTTCATATATTTTTCAATGAAATAAACAGGATCGTTTGAACATTTAACCCATTCGGAAACCATTTCTTGAGTCCACTCAATAGACTGGTTAGTCTTTTTGAGTAGAGGGTTTCCGTTATATCCTTTTAAATTATCAAAATTATTATTAATCATATCTTCCCATAATTCTATCTGCTATTCTTTTATGTACATCGCCTATATTAGAAGGTTGATTAGATTCTATATCTGGAGGTAATGATTTAGCTTGTCTATCTCTTGTTTTACTAATGTTTGTATCTTTAGCTTTTAAATAATCACTACCTTTAACATATGGTCCACCTTTTTTTGATAATTGATGGGCTAATGTTTCAGGAGTGTCTGATATTAAATTAGGAACTATTCTTCTAAGTGGTTTAGACATTTACTTTCCCTTTAAGTCTTGTAAAACTTTTTGTAATTCAGCAGTTGAACCAACAAAAAGATTGTTATTTATAGTTTTTCCTTTAGGATTATTAGGAACATCTATATCTTTCATTTCTTTCATTTTTGCTTGAAGATCTATTAAATCTTTATTAGCTTGAACAGTTGTTTCAATAAGTTTAGCTAAAACTTCATATGCTCTTGGTGCTTGTGAAGAAGAAGCTATTTGTGATAAATTTTCTATTGCATCTTTAGCTGTATCAATCATAACATTAATATTTGCTCTAGCTGTTTCAAAATCTTTTTGAGCAGAATCATTATGAGCATCAATAATTATTTCATTTATTTTATCTTGTGTTTGAATAGGATTAATTCCTAATGATGAACTCAAAGGATCATTATTTGCATCATCTGACATTTTATACCTCTAAAATATTTCATCTTCGTTATATATTTTAATTATATATCCATAATTATCATCGGCTTCAATTTGTGAATATGGAATAGTTAAATCTAAATTAGATGTTGGTTCACCATTTGCTGTTAATCCTGGTTGAACTGTCATCTTTTCTGCTATAGCTGTATTACCAACAGCATCTGATAATTTACCATCAGGCACAGATGGTGTATAAAAATTAACATTAACAAATTTAATAATACCAGATTTCTTAATTGGACCATATAGATATCCTTTTACAAGTAAGTCCATAGTCCATATTATAGCTCTTCTTTCTTTAAAATCTTTATCATAAGTATCTTCATATGATACTTTATTTAATATAACAGGAATATCTTTATACTCATCTAATTCTGAAATCAATTTAACTGATGTTGTCCAATCAGGTGTAAAAAATGGTAATATTTGTTCTACAATTTGTGTGCCATCTTCTGTATTACGCACATAGATTGACATTGTAAAATTAAAATCATACGGTACTGGTGCATATTGAGTAGAAAGACCTGTTGTGGTATTATAATTAAAGTTTTGTGTGGTGCTTACAAGCTTACGGCTTGAATCATATGACATTGATATCAATTCAAAAGATATTCTTGGCACAACAACATTGATAGATTTTGTTAAATCTGGGTCAGATGTTATTTGTGTAATATATCTTTCTTTTGGACCATACGACAAAGGCACTTTAAAGATTTCATATTTTGTATTGCCATCTTTAGAGTATCTCTGCAATTGAATATCATTAAAAAGTGTGCCAAAAGCCACTACAACTTTTCTTATGGTACGATTATAAAATTGTGCTTGACCTAACATTACGGTTCACCAAATGGGTTAGTTTCAG